CAGGCAAAAGAAAAGCCAGCACTAGGAGGAACTGGCTTTACTTCCGCTCCAGATTGATTTAAATTTGGAGCTTCGGTTATGGAGGCCGATCAGAATGAGGGGAAGAAATCCTGTCTCGGGCAACCGATACGGCATTTTCTCTGATCTGAACGCCTCCGTCAATACCGAACTGCGGTAGTGGGATGGTCTGTTATTCGCCCGCCACTATAAATCCGAGGGAACGACCTAAAATCCGCAGGCGTTATGGGTAGTTGCTTAGCGAACTGACTTTGGTTTAATCGCCTACAGTGATACGCAATATAGCAGCGGCATTGAACGCGGGTCGGCGGCGAGCAAGTCGTAATCAGTGCATTGAGAGCTTTGCTCAGTGATCTCAACCAGCTACAGCGACCGAAGTCCGAAGTGGCCGGAAGATACCAAAGCGGTGGTTCGCCATCGCTAGGGTGAGTATTGCCAGCGTGTTGCTCGCTCAGAACCGATTGGCCCAAAGAAAACTAGGAGAAACACAATGATAGAACTTAGACCACACCAAGAAACAGCAATCCAGCAGATAAGACAGTCGTTTGCTGCTGGTAATCGAAAAGTATTACTCGCTGCTCCGTGTGGATTCGGCAAGACACTGACCGCCGCGTGGATAGCCAGGTCGGCTATTGAGAAGGGAAAGCGTGTTACATTCTTTGCCGACAGGATCAAGCTGGTAGACCAGACGCTGATCGCTTTCGATATGCTTGGCATTGATTACGGCGTCATACAAGCTAACCACTGGCTGCAAGATTATTCTAAGCCAGTGCAGATCGCATCCATCCAGACCATCACCAGAAGAAAAGAGATGCCGCACTTTGATCTTGGGATTATTGACGAATGCCACACTGCTTACAAAGGCATGACGAAGCAAATGGAGAAATGGAACAACATCCGCTTCATTGGGTTGTCTGCCACACCATATTCGCGAGGGCTTGGTTGCATTTGGGACGACCTACTTGTTCCGGTCACGACAGAGGAACTTATCGAGCAAGAGTATCTCACTCCTGTTCACTACTACGGCGGCAGGTCTGTCGATGTATCAGCGATCAAAACCAAAGCGCTCGGCACCGGAGGTTCCGATTACGATCCAGATGCACTTGCAAAAGCTATTGAAGATGATGACCAGCTTGTTGGTGATATTGTGAGAAACTGGCTGGAGCATGGCGAGAATTCACAAACGATTGCATTCTGCCCTTCGATCAAGCACAGCAAATATTTGGTTGAGATTTTTAATCAACACGGAATCCGAGCAGAACATATCGACGGCTACACTGAACCAGCCAGGAGAAAAGAACTCTACGAAGGCCATGAGGCTGGTGAGTTCAAAATACTTTCTTGTTCTCGACTGCTTGGCGTTGGCTATGACTCGCCGCAAACTCGATGCTTGATCGACTGCCGACCAACCAAGTCGACCATTGCTTACCAGCAAGCTGCAGGAAGGATTATGCGGATCAGTCCTGGAAAGGATTACTGCATCTACATTGACCACGCTGGCAACGTCCAGAGGCATGGTTTTGCAGAGACAATTGTGCCAGACCAACTGGATAACAAAGAACAAGGCTTCAACGAAAAGAAACAGCTCAAGAAAAAAGAAAAAGAAGAATTATCCGTTAAAGACTGCAAAGAGTGCGGACAGCAGATGATGGGACTCAAGTGCAAGTCTTGTGGGTATGAGATAAAGATAACCGAAGCACTGCAAAGCACTAATGAACTGCTAGTCAGGTTGAAGGACAAGCCGAAGCAGTTTGACAAGACCGTGAAATCCCACTGGTACAGCAACCTCCTGAACTATGCCCGCAGATCAGGTTACAAAGATGGGTGGGCAGCGCACCAGTATCGCCAAAAGTTCGGAGTCTGGCCTCGCCAGTTGGCGGTTGATACCCGCCAGGTCATGCTGCCTGAGGTCGAAAACTACATAAAATCCCGCAAAATAGCGTTTTCACACGCCAAAAAATACTAATAAAAACAAAAACATATAAAAATATATAAAAAAAGATAAAAAAAGTTGTACATTTATAAATATTTTAGTTTATACTGCGCTCATTGATTGGGAATGGCCCGATCCACTAGGAGAAAGAAACATGACAATCACCTGCACCGACCAAATCGAACTTGCGATAATTTGCGCGCAACTTGCTCGCGAAGAAGTTGGCTTCATAGCAGACGCGAAAACTTTAAAAATCACATTGACCGGCAGTTACTAACAGCAAATCAAACTAGGAGAACAAAATGGCAACACGAGCAACTTACCGATTCATCAACAACCTAATGGCACCAGATGTTTGCGTCTACATTCATTGGGACGGGTATCCACGCGGCGCGGCAATTTATCTTGAAAAAGCATTGATCCACGCAACTGATAACAAACGCACTATGCTGGAATCTTTTATAGCTGCAAACGAAAGCGCAGAAATAACTTCTTCTCACGAAGCGCACGGCGATACAGATTATCGTTACGACATCGATGCTAAACTGCTGACAGTTACAGTTTGGCGGCGTGAAGGCCACTGGAACAACGTGACCGAAGAATATACCGAAAGCTGGAATCACGAAGTTACAACTCGACTGGCCAACTTTATCGGAGAAGAGACAGCAGCTTAAAGAGCCAGACTCAAGCTCATTCATTGAGTGGGCTTGCTGGTTGGCTTTTCAAAATTAACCAAACTAGGAGAAACAAAAAAGATGAAAATCAACACAATGAACGACCTCATAGCTGCTGTCTGTCATGCCGTTCACACAAACGACATGGAGGCTTTAGATAGCGCAGAAAGATGTTATGAACAGTGGATAGCTGACAAAGAAACGATGCTAGCCGCAAGAAGGCTTTTTGTTTTAGCGTGGAACTCAATAAAAGACTAGGAGGTAAAATGGAAGATAGCAAAGGAAGAAAACAACTCGTCCTGAACGAAACCGCAACTGCGCTTTTCGAGAAAACGAAAAAGCAGATCAGCGAAGAAATCGGGATTCAACTCAACAACTCACAATTCATTGAAATATTGTGTGGTAGATTTTTAAAACCGTAACTAGGAGAGCATCATGACATACGATAATTATTGGAAAAAAACGCAAGCCATGAAAAGAAAAGTCAGAGCCGTTATTGAGGAAAACATCGACTCGGTTATCCGCTGCGGCGAGTTCGACCCGTCAGAGTCTGTAATCAAAGAGGTCTGTGCTATTCTGGTCGAGTATCATGGTTCCGACATTCTTTATGAGGTCATCGATGGCGACAGAGAAATTGCTGAATTTCTTTGGAATCGCGAATCTCTGGCGGCTGGCGACAGAGTTCACAAGCTGTTTCACAAGTGGGCATTCGAGCATCTTGAAAGGAATCAGGATATGGCTTGGGACTATTGGGAAGAACAGCGCATGGCTCCTGTGGAGGACTACCGATGAAACAATTTGCACCAATAGCTTTTATCCTGGCGCTGTTCGCTGTTCTTGGAATCGCTGGCAATGCTGACTTGGAGGATCAGCAAGCACAGGATCGAGAATACTGCGAGCTTGTAGCTTTGTGGAAAGCAACGCCTGACGGCTACGTTGGAATTCCGCCGTACAGATCAGACATTGATTGTGTGAATATCGAGGGGTCAAAATGATTACGCAAGAAAGATTAAAAGAATTATATTTTCACTGCCCAAAAAGCGGAGAATTTATCAGGAAAAAAACTAGAGCATCAGCAAAGAAAGGAAGCAGTGCTGGGTGGGTAAATTATTATGGGTATATCGAGATGAGTGTTGACATGAAAAGGTATTATGCTCACAGATTGGCTTGGTTATATCATTACGGAGAATTTCCAGAAAAAGGTTTTGTTGTTCACCATATAAATTCCGATGGTGGTGACAATAGAATTGAAAATTTACAGGTTCTAACAAAAAAAGAAAATCTCCGCAAACCATGGTACATTGAAGGAAACCAAAGACCATACAGGCCAAAGCATTATCTGTGCTAAAATTGGTGGATGAAAAAAGTAGACTCAGAGGGCATTCTGCTGATTGAGCATTGCAGCGAATGCCCTTACCACCAAACCGATGATTACAATCCAGCCAGACATTGGTGCCACAACATCAAGTCTGGCTCGGCTGTTGAAGTATCCATAAATTACGAGTTCCCAATTATCTGTCCTCTTGAGTCAGTCTGATGGCCACGCTTAACGATCTGATTCCTGATTCAGACGTCAGTTCAACTGGCGATACTGATTTCAGCGGCAGCAGCACGCTATACCTCAATATTGACAATGAGCCGAATGGCAGTTCAAGCGATTGGGTTGGCAACGGCACATCCGAATCTGATTGCGAATTCGTTTTCGGTCTATCCAATGTCAATTCAGACTTTGACAGCATGACCAGTCTTGGCATTGAGTGGGATGGCGTAGCTAGTGGATTTTCAGATGATACTTGCACAGTCACTGCTGTAATTAAGAATTCGTCAGGAACCGATCTCACTAACACGATCACACTGTTCACCGAATCGACAACAACAAGAACGCAAAGCACTCAAGCCTTTTCAACATATTCAGGCTCCAAGACGGATTGGGATGGCGCAGAGCTATTCCTGAACTGGACTTATTCCAAAAGCAAAGGGCCAGACAATGGCCAGTGCTTGCTATATGGAGTTCGGGCATCTGGAACTTATCAAGTTGCTCTGCAAAATTATTCGCTCACTTGTAACAACAAAGCATTCAGCTTCACTGGTCAGTCTGTCGGCCTAACGGTTAGCAGAACTGTCTCGCTTGATAATAAAACATTCAACTTTACCGGACAGGCAATGGTTCCTGCTCGGCAGAAAACTTTGCTTGCTGGTTTTCTCGGAATTTCTTTTACAGAGCAAGCTGCTGCATTTATTACCAATCGCAATTTGCCGATTGATACTGGAAGCCTGACTTTTACAGGCATTGCAGCAGGATTGGCTTCCGACTTTCTCTTATCTGCTGCTAGTTTTACGTTTGACGGTGCAGGTCAGAATGTTGGCATATCTGTTCAAAGAAATCTCACAGCAGACAATCAGACGTTCAGCTTTGCAGGACAGGCAACCGGACTGACTGTATCCAGATCACTGGCTACTAATGCTGGCTCTTTTGCTTTCACTGGCATTGATGCTGGAATCACCAGAAACAAAACGATTGCGCTAGACCCGAGATATTTTCAATTCTTCGGCAAACCGCTAACACTGACAACAGCCAGGTCATTAACTGCACAAACTAGCACAGCAGCATTCACTGGTCAGGCTGCAATAATTTCTCGATCCAAACAGATCGCAGCGGATACTGGATCGCTAACCTTTGCAGGGCAATCTGCAAACTTTGTCGCGTCAAGGACGCTGACTCTTGATAGCCAATCGATAACTTTATCCGGTCAGGCACTTGGAACAATACGCAGCCGAATCGAAACGCTTGGCTCTGGTTCTTTTGCTTTTACCGGACAGTCTGCAACTCTTGCCAGAGGAAGATTTCTGTCGCTAGACAATCAGGCGTTCACCTTCTCTGGCAAAAATTTAGGGCTTGCTCAATCCAAACTGATTTCACTGTCAACTGGCTCTTTAGCTTTTGCCGGACAGCAAGCAACCTTTAGCAAAGACAAACAACTATCAATAGATAGTGGCTTTCTTGGTTTCGTAGGGCAGTCTGCAAACTTTATCGCGTCAAGGGCACTAGCCCTTCAAAGCCAAACGCTTACCTTTGCAGGGCAAGCCCTAAACACAATACGAAGCAGAATTGAACCGCTTTCCAGTGGGTCTTTTACTTTTACTGGCATAAGTGCAGATTTTGATAAATCAAAAAGGCTTGTTCTCAATGTCAAATCTTTTGACTTGTCCGGTAATCAGGTTGGGCTTGTAACAGCCAGATTGATAACAGCACAAACTGGCACAGCATCACTCTCCGGACAGCCAGCAACAATTATCAAAGGCAAGACAGCGATTCTTGACAGTGGCGCGATCAGTTTTGCTGGACAGCAAATTGGTCTGACCAAATCTTTTCAGCTATTACTGGATAGCAAAACATTTGCTTTCACTGGTCAAACTGCAAACATTCAAAGAAATAGAACAATTGCGCTAGATTCTGGATCGGCAACCTTTGCTGGTCAGTCAGTCAATCTGACTTTTGCCGCAGGGGAAATTCTGACAGCAAATGCTGGCCTTTTTACATTTGCAGGACAGCAGACAGGACTAACAACATCAAGAACACTTCAAGCAGACGCCGGAGCTTATTCGGCAACATTTTTTCCTGCTAATCTTGCCAGAAGCCAAATCGCAACGCTCGGATCGAAGGCGTTTTCGTTTGCGGGCATTGACCTCAACTTTATAATCGGAATATCTGTTGGCCTTTCCGCGAAGCTATACCAGTTTGAAGGCTTTGCAGCTTCTTTTTATAGTAGCAGAGTTGCTACAGCGCAGAGCAAATCATTCGACTTGGCTTTTCAGAATTTCTATTCCTATAGGCCAGTTCCACAATCAAACAGTTCTGTCACTACTGTATCGCTAGACACTGAGAGCATCAGTTTTTCAAAGCCAATATTTACAATATCTCTGGATACTCAAAAGCTCAGCTTTTCAAAACCAACATTTGACCAATTAAATATACCAGCGCCAGTCGCAAACTTTTTGCTTGATGGAAAAACTACCACAACAGCGGCCGGAAGTGATAAAATCAGCGCACAGATTTAATAAATGCGGTAATCGCAATGGGAACTTTGACCAGAAAGCGCGGCGATAGTTTCGCCAACGAGTATGAAATCACATCTGCCGCCACAGGCGCAGTTGTAAACATAACGAGCTATACTTTTGTCATGTCGGTAGACAGTCGACAGAATCCAAGCGATACCAGCACACAAGTTTTCACCGTGAACGGCGTAATCACTGACGCTCCGGCTGGTCTTGTTGAGTTTGCCCCAAGTGCAGCGCAGACAGATGTTACGCCTGGAGTCTACTTTTACGATGCACAACTGACTGATGACGTTGGCAGAATCAGGACTTTTGATTCTGGCAGATACATCATCGAGCAAGACTACAGCAAATAACTGAGGCAATCAGATGGCAACTTTCAACCAAATCAATGACTGGCTTGAAACGGCAGTCGAAGGCGCAAACTGCGGAACAGACCAGTTCGTTGTTGCACTGACCAATACTGCTCCTGGCAGTGAATCAACTCCGCCGACTGGTGATGGTGCTGGCGTACTAGCAAACATCACTCAAGTTGCATATACCAATTTATCGACAAGGAACCTGACCACAAGCTCCAGTTCCCAAACAAGCGGAACTTACAAGCTGGTTATTGCTGACCTCACTTTGACAGCATCAGGCGGCTCTGTCGGCCCGTTTCGATATATCTATGTTTATGACGACACAGTTACGAGTCCTGCGGATCCGCTGGTCGGCTATTATGACTATGGTTCAAGCATTACGCTGAACGATGGCGAAACGCTCCAGCTAGATTTCGATGGCGTGAACGGTTTATTCCAACTGTCCTAATCTCTCTAGACCTTGGTTCTACGGCTGGTTGCTTAATCGCGCCAGCCGACTTTTTAAATAGGGGCGGGTAGGGTAAAAAAGATTCTTCGGGGAAGAATCGCATCGGTACGGGGTACGGATGAAATTTCCAAAGCACAAAACGGTTCCAACAGACAAGCTCATTCCATACGCGCTGAACTCGCGCACGCACTCCGAATCGCAAGTGGCTCAGATAGCCGCCAGCATTAAAGAGTTCGGATTCCTGAACCCAATTATCATTGACGGCGAAAACGGCATTATAGCGGGCCATGGGCGCGTATTAGCCGCGAAAAAGCTCGGCATGACCGAACTGCCAGTGGTAGAAGCAAATCATCTTACAGAGGCTCAGAGAAAGGCATACATCATTGCCGACAATCGACTAGCACTCAATGCCGGATGGGACACCGAAGCACTGAGCGCAGAACTGAGCCATCTTCAAGAATTGGATTTTGATATTGATTTGCTTGGATTCGATGATGAAGAACTAGCCAAGCTGTTGGAGCCAGAGCAAGTCGAAGGTTTGACCGATGAGGATGAAGTTCCCGATGTGCCAGATGTTCCTGTCACTGTGTTGGGTGATGTATGGGTAATGGGCAATCATCGTCTAATGTGTGGTGACAGCACCAACATTGAGCAGATAGAAGAGTTATGCGGCCAACCTGTGGATATGTGGCTAACCGATCCACCATATAATGTCGCTTACGAAGGAAAAACAAAGGATGCTCTAACAATAAAAAATGATTCAATGGGCGATGATCAATTTCGGCAATTCCTGCGTGATTGCTATGTCGCAGCAGATACGGCCATGAAGCCAGGCGCTGTATTTTATATTTGGCATGCTGATTCAGAAGGATACAATTTTAGAGGTGCGGCAAAAGACACTGATTGGCAGATTCGACAATGTTTAATATGGAAAAAACAATCAATGGTTATGGGAAGGCAGGATTACCATTGGCAGCATGAGCCATGCTTATATGGTTGGAAAGATGGCGCTGGACATCTTTGGGCATCAGATAGAAAGCAAACCACTATCCTGGAATTTAATAGGCCATCAAAAAGCGAAAAGCATCCAACGATGAAGCCCGTTGATTTATTTGAATACTGCCTTTTGAATAATACTAAAGGCGGCGATGTTGTTTTAGATAGTTTTGGTGGATCTGGAACGACAATGATTGCTGCAGAGAAAAATGGCCGAATAGCAAGATTAATGGAACTCGATCCAAAATATTGCGATGTGATAATTAATCGATGGCAGGAGTTTACTGGCAAGCAAGCCGTTCTCGAATCCAGCGGCGATTCATATAACGACATGATTGTTAATGGACGAAAAGGGAATCTTGCAGATGCCGGACTCGGTCAATTGAAGGAAGTTCCATGTGAAACGCGGTAACCAGGGTGATGGTGGTGGCAGACCTCTAATAGTGTTTGACGAAGATCAGGTCAAACAAGTGGAGCATCTTGCGTCTGTACTTTCAAAGCACCAACTCGCTGACTACTTCAACATCTCTGAAAACACATTTCGCGAGATAGAAGGCAGACAGCCTGAAGTTTCTGAGGCATATAAAAAAGGGAAAGCAAAAGCCATTGCAGGAATAGGCGCTGGATTGATAAGTCAGGCAAAAAGAGGAAACACAGCTGCGACAATCTTTTACCTGAAAACACAAGCTGGCTGGCGCGAAACAGATGAATCCCAAGCCAATAGAGAACCGATCACCATCAATATCGTTAAGCCAGATGGCGCAGACAATTCTGCTTAATCCGACTGTCCCGCAGTACCAGTACATGGTCAGCACTGCGAGGTTTCCAGCACTGGTCGCTGGATTTGGAGCGGGAAAAACTGAGGCGGCGATTCTGCGTTCAATCTTTGGGATATTGAGACATCCTGGATTAAATCGTGGCTTTTACGAACCAACTTATGACCTGATTCGTATGATTGCGTGGCCAAGATTTGAGCAAACGCTTACAGAACTTGGACTACCATACAAGCTACAGAAGTCACCGCTTAACCAAATAACGATTGAAGGCTACGGACAAATAATATTTCGCAGCATGGAAAATCCAAATCGAATTATTGGATATGAGCATGCAGACGCTGACATTGACGAACTGGACACGCTGAAGAAAGATGATGCAGCGCACGTTTGGCGTCAAGTCGTAGCGAGAAACAGACAGCAGAAAGATAAGGGACAGAACTCTATTGGCGTGACAACAACGCCGGAAGGATTCCGCTTTGTTTACGAGACATGGAAGAAGCATCCACAGCCTGGATATGAAATTATACAAGCTCCGACAAATAGCAATCCATATTTGCCGTCAGGTTATATCGAGAGCTTGCAGGACATTTATCCACAGGCATTGTTATCTGCATATCTTGAGGGCCAGTTTGTTAACCTCTCATTCGGCACAGTCTACGGAAGTTTCGATAGACAGCTGCACTCCAGCAGAGAAGAAATCAGAGGCAACGAACCGCTTTACATTGGATGTGACTTCAACGTCACCAGACAGTGCGCCATTGTTTACGTCAGGCGTGGAGAAGAATGGCACGCAGTAGATGAACTTATTGATATGTACGACACGCCATCGATGATCGACACATTACAAGAGCGATATCATGGTCACGCAATTTATATCTATCCAGACGCAAGCGGCAGAGCCAGGAAAACGGTCAACGCCTCAACCAGCGATATTGCGTTACTGGAACAAGCTGGTTTTCTGGTAAGGGCAAAGAAAGCCAATCCCGCAGTGAAAGATCGTGTAATGGCAACGAATTCTGCATTTGAGCGCGGCGTGTTATACTGCAACCCAAATAAAGTCAGGACACTGATCGAATCGTTTGAGCAACTCGCCTATGACAACAACGGCGAACCAGACAAGAAATCAGGACTTGACCATGCAATTGACGCAGCGACTTATCCGATAGCATATGAGATGCCAATCAAGAGACCAGTCGCACATATACCAGTGAACTTCAGCATTTGAGATTACGCCAATGCCTGTTTCAGACACTAATTCCGAATACCAAAAGAATATAGACAAGTGGGAACTGACTCGCCGCGCAGCAGACGGGCCAACGCAAAAAGAGGCTCGCGAGTATATCCCGCGCAGAACTCACGAAGACGAACATCAATGGCAGATCAGGCTGGAAAAAGCGATCTATACTAACTACACAGGAAGAACACGCGAAGGACTCAAAGGCGCAATATTCAGGCTAGAGCCGCGAATTGAATTGCCTGATGACATGGAGTTTATGATTTATAACGCTGATGGCTCTGGACAGTCACTGACACAAGTAGCAAAGCTCGCAGCTGATGAAGTCATGGTTACAGGTCGATTCGGTATGCTGGCAGATTATCCGTTAGTTGAAGATGGCATGACCGCAGAACAGATCAGGATGCTTGAACTCCAGCCGCATATCGCTACTTACAACGCCGAGTCGATTATCAACTGGCACACGCACGTTATCGGTGGAAAGCAGAAACTCGGAATGCTAGTGCTGAAAGAGCTAAAGCCAGTTCACTATGACGAGTTCACTTGGGAATACGAAGATCAATATCGAGTTCTGCGGCTTGGCGAATATGGCTACACTCAACAACTGTACAACAAAGACGGTGATCCAATCACTGACGAATTAGTAGTTAAGGATTACGCTGGCCAACCTTTTAACTATATTCCTTTCCATTTTATTGGTGCGAATAACAATCTACCGACTGTAGACGAACCGATCTTGTACGACATTGCTAGAGTAAACATCGGCCACTTTCGAAACAGCGCAGACCACGAAAATAATCTGTCAGTTCACGGCGGCGGAACTTTGGTGATTTCAACCGACATGAGTCCAGAGCAATTCATTTCTGCTAATCCTGGCGGAATTACAGTTGGTGAAAATGCTGGCCTGATATTGAGCGAAGGCGGAAAAGCTGAACTTTTACAACTGAGTGCTTCCAGCGCCATCAAAGATGAAATGGAACACAAAGAGACCATGATGGCTCAGATCGGTGCGAAGATTATTCGCCGTCAAGCTGGCGCACAAATGACAGCCGAAGAAGCCAGAATCCAAGCCACTTCTGAAAACTCTATGCTTGATACACTGGTCGGGAATATTAATGAGGCTATTGAGAACGTCTTGTATGATTGCGCCAGGTTTGTTTCGTCAACTGAACCTGAAATCAATTTCGCTCTGAACAACGATTTCTGGCAAGACGATATCAGCCCGCAAGAAATAATGGCAATGATTCAAGGTTACGATGCTGGAGTTATGCCAAAGGTAGATATTGTCCGCAGACTGAAAGATGCTGGATGGATCGAATCCGAATTGCTGCCTGATGAAATACTTGCACAGATTGATGAGCAAAGTCCGCTGTAATGTCATCCAACGACTTTCTTGTTGATGCTGGTGTTCGCCACCAGATATTCGTTCAGCGGTATGCTGGCGGACAGGTTAAAGAGCTTGTCAAATATCTGACCGACATGGCAGACGATCTTGAGCTAAAGGTTGCCCAAGCTGCGACCATGAGCGAAGCAAAGAAACTCGGAACTCAGCTTGAAGAAATCCGGCGAATAATTGATGACGGTCTGGAATCAATGCAAAGCGGTTTGCTTAAATCGTCAGATGAGCTGGCGGAATATGAAGGCGAATTTGCAGTTAGGACAATCACCGCAGCAGCAACGATTGACGCTACGCTGCCGGACAGCGCACTTCTCCGCGCAATCGTGACAGACAAGCCAATGCAACTACAGTCTGGCAAAGCGGTTCAAGAGCTAACCATTGATCGCGCAGTTGGAACATTTAGCAAGAAAAAAGCCACAGAGGTCAAACGAATAATCCAGACAGGATTTATCAACGGAACGCCGACAGGCCAGTTGGTCAGCCAGCTCCGCTCAACAACTGGACGGCTAAAGCGTGAAGCAGAAGCCTTAATCAGAACAACGACTGCTCACATATCCAGCGAAGCAAGGCAAGAGATTCACATGGCAAACGCTGACATTATGGCTGGCGAAAAATTTGTAGCAACTCTGGATAGCCGGACAACAATAGTCTGCGGCCTAAATGACGGCAAAATCTTTCCTGTTGGTAAAGGAACTCCAGCGCCAAGACACTGGCAATGCAGATCAGTCCGTGTTCCTGTATTGAAACCGGAATACCAGATTGCGGGCTTTGAAGGAACTCGCGCAAGCAAAGGGTCAAGTTTCACTGGACAAGTATCTGCCAAGACGACTTATGAAGGCTGGTTAAAACGCCAGAGCGCATCATTTCAAGATGAGGCTTTAGGTCGAGAAAGAGCGCAACTGTTCAGGCGTGGCGGCTTGTCGCTTGACAAGTTTGTTGATGACAGTGGAGTGACTTACACTTTGGAAAGATTAAGAGAATTAGAAAAGCTGGCGTTCGAGCGAGCTGGACTATAAATTGTTGACAGACGTAAAAGTCTGATATACTCGCAACGTGGTTGGGCCACAAAGCAAACTGTACGGGGTACAAGATGCTAGATTACAAAGTAGAAAGTCTTGACGGCTTAGACGAATCCATCCAGCAGCTCTATGAGCAGAGCGGCGATTTCTTCACTTTGAAAGTGGAGGGAATGCCAAAAACTGA